ATTCAATTAAAACTTTATCTAGGATTTCATCTTTATCAGTCACAACTACTAATCCAGTTACGCATAACGATAAGTCCAGCCCCATAATATTAGACATTTATATTTTTCTCTTAATCTACCATCCAGCCGTCATTCCAAACGGCTTGGAAGGTAGGATATTCTTTTGCTTTATCAGTAGTACAATCCTTTAGAGATAAAATTTCATCTCCCGTATATACTATGGGGCCACGGCCCGCACCTAGCACTCCGTATTCATCTGGGGAAAGACTCTTCTTTCCAGGAATAAATCTCTTTAATGGAAGAAGTTGCAATGAAGGCCAACAGGAATCGTCAGCCATCATAGCCACGTCGTGCCATTCTCTTTCTTTCCATTTTTTTGACATTAAATTTTATCCTCCTACCAATTTCCTCCAACTGTGGCTGCTTCTCCAAAAGTACAAGGACCACACATACCTGATATTCTATGTACGGGGGTTGCACCACAAACTTCGCATTCGTTAGTCCAGTCTGGAGTATTACAAGCATCGCATATATATTCTGCTGTTCCTTTCTTGTGTCCTTCTGTTAATTCATCATCAGAAATTTTTTCTATTTTTCCGCAGTGAATGCATTTAATTTTCATATTATTTTCTCCTTTCAATCTGCCTATATCACCTCTGTTAGTAAAGACAATTTTTCTTTGATATATTGGTAATCTTCTTTCACCAATATATATGCGTCACCGCGCTCCTCTAAGTAAACTCTAGTTCCATCAAGATCAACTTTTGCTACCTCCATAATCGTATCAATTCTTATCATAAATTTATTTTCGTTATAAAATTTTGTCAATTCAATATAATAATGTTTGCGATAATATACGTCCATTTTACCTCCCTTTAGGAAGTCTGATCATTTTAAACTTGTCCTCCACTTCTGTCCACATGTCCACAACAGCATTGCGTAATTCTTTCTGAAGGTTTCCTTCTTCTATAATTTTGATTGCTGCATCTAAACTTGATGTTTCTTGATTAACTGCCCAATATACCTTTTGTCCTGTCATTTTCTTGACATATTCTAGATTAGCACGAATATCATCCACTCCATAATCAAAAATGATGCAAACATCAGCCTCTCTATATGGGGCATCAATAGAACTTTTAACCACTTGAACGGTGGACCGGACACCTATAACCCTCTTCACCTCATTCCCTCCAACCTTAACCGTCTTAGTTATCTTTGATCCATCTTTTGATGGACCTATCCTCATTCGCAAAGAGGCATAGAAGGGAACGGCATGGCCTCCGGGGGTTTTTTCTTTCGGAGCGAACGGCATAGCGTCCTGTACATCTTGGATCTGATTGGTAAAACAAACCAATCGACTCTTCTTGGCTATTTCCCCTTTTACCTTGCGACACATAGCGTGCAATTCCTTGGCTTTTGAACTTCCTCTCTTATCTCCTTTATCATCTTCCAAAGAAGACATCAGGGATGCGGTGCTATCTATTCCAGTAACATCAATGGCCCCGTTGGAGGATTCAGGGGTGTTGAGAATTAATTCTTCTATATCAGATACTGTATGGGGGTAATGAAGATTATCGTTGATTATTCGTATTCCCATATATTGCATAAACTCTGGGGTCATTCTTCTTTCAGCATCTCCAATAATTACATTCCCTCCTTGCGATTGAGCCGAAGCGCAAATTTCTCCCAAAATCGTAGTTTTCCCCCAACCGGACGGACCAAATATCTCCGTAAGAATTCCACCTGGTATTCCTCCCTCTTTTCTCCTTTTTCCGCTGATCGCAAGATCCAAGAGAGTAGAACCAGTGGACACCACCTTGTCCATTTTGACATTTTCTTCCTCCCCCTTTCCGGTAGCGGTCAACCCCTTTTCTACCTCTTGCGCTCGTTTGATTAAGGACATCATTTCACCTCTTTTATAATTCCATTTTTATTAGCAATCCATCTAAATACATCTACTCCTCTTTTTCCTATCATCCATTTGGCTATAGGAGGGGCTACTTTTACCTTTCCATTTTCAATTTCTATTCCAAAGCAAGCATAACCTAAATATATTTGATACAATTTTACTTCTTCAATATATTTCTCCATTTATTGTATGCTTCTTTCTTTAATAAAGAATTAAATCCAAAATCTAAACAAAGTCCTTCAAACTCATCAAAATTCAATTCATCGGGTACTAACTGAATTGGATGAGTTCTTTCATGAGGGAGTTTTACCAAGGAAAGATTAAAAGTGGGGTCAAAATTTTCTATATCTTTCCACTTTTTAGAACCTTTTTTTAATTCTCCGGTGATATACTTTATAGCCGTTTTCTCCCCCACTCCAACTACTCCTTTTACATTATCGCTAGTACAACCCGCCACTGCCTTTATCCATGGCCAACAGTCTGGGGTAACTCCTTTTTCACCTAAAAAATCATCTTGGGTGTAAAATTCTTTTTCTCTTGGATTATATATAGATATTGTGTTATGAAGAAGTTGATATAAATCTTCATCTGAAGATACTATACAAATACGATCTTCAAGAGGTAATTTACCAGAATGCTCCTGCACTATCCTAGCCATAATATCATCAGCTTCTAGCCCTACCTGAATAAAATTATTTTTAAATCCCAATCTGGGTAACACTTTTAAGCGTATCTCATCAAACTGGGGCCTGCCAGAATTAAACAAGTCCTCCATTTCTGGATCTTCAATTTTGGGTCTTTTCTTATACTCTGGATATACATTTCTGCGAAAAGACTTTCTTGAATCCCAAGCAAATACAAATCGGGGGGACTCAAATTTATCCGCAAGTGATGATATTTCTCTAAGAAATCCAAATATGACTCCAGTAGCGTGCTCATCCCATGATAGCCCTTTCATGGCTATCATAGATTTGTAACAGATGAAATTTGAATCAATGATCAATAAAACCATATTACTAAGTTATTTTTTTAGTAGCCGTTATATTGAAAGTTATTCCCTCCACCATTGTAGAGTTAAACCCGCCAGAGGATGCTACAATCAAATTTTTGCCCGAAGAAGAGGGGCCAAAATTCTTATTCAAATCTATCTCTATCACCATAACCCCATCCGCCCTTACTTGGTATTTTAGATTTTTAATTTCCCCCGCCATTTTATCCTCCTTTGTAGGTTTGATAGGTTTTATTCGTCAAAAATCATCTTTTCAACTAAAAGGCATCACCCCCTTTCCTCATGCGATAACGCTAAGGAAGATTTCCCTCCATGCGTCGGACAATGGGGATCAATTGCTCCCGGTTGTACGGTGTAGCAGGTACATACTTCCTTCACTTTCGTCACCTCCCTCCTTCAGTCAGTAAAGTTTAATGATCAGCAGATTCATTTAATACTGTCCAGTCTTTTCCTAGCAAGTCTCCCTCCGACACAAGCAATCTGGTGGATACTCCATCTGCTTTGTGTATCAGCAGAAATCCTTCAGATAAGTGTAAGAATATATTCCTATCCGACCATTCTAACTTGGTGATTCTCCTACCGTCAATGACATGCCTAATAGCTGTGGGAAAATCCATTACGACTGTCCCAATTTTCGCTATATTGTCCATATTACCTCCTTGGAGTTAATCCGCGTCTGGGGCCAGTTGGGGGAGTGCCCACCGCCGGTCTAGCGGCAGCTGGAGCAGGAGCCGCTGGACGGGGGGTGGGTCTAGGGGCCGCAGGTCTTGCCGGAGGGGTTACAGGAGGAGCTTTTTCCCCTTCCGCAGCTAGTCTGTCAGCCTCCTCTGAACAAGGGTTCCAAAATTCACATCCGTTGCACTCTGCGTATTTTTCACAATCCACTCCAAATGTTCCCCCTTCGACTGGACAAACTGGAACGGAAGGAGCCACGACAGGAGTTGTCCTAACTCGTGGGGAAGCCGTAGGTGGAGCTGCAGGAGATGGTTCCGCAGAAGCAACAGGCATCGCCCTCCGTGGTCTCAATCCCCCCTCTTGTACTTGAGGAGGAGCTGGTGCTGGAGCCTCCTCTACTGGAGGGGATACGTCCGATGGACCCCCAAGAAAAACAGATTTGATTTCTTCGTAGGTAGAAATATTAATACATTCATCCAAAATAAAGGCTGAGTTTAGCACTTCGTCAGGAATGATATAATTTCTATCTACAAATTTGTGCCCCAAAAATTCCGAATTTCGTTTGGTTCCTTTTCTGGTAAAGGCAATTGATTTGCCCTCATCTGGATCAGAAAAAGCAATGTAAGAATCAGTGGATTTTCCAATCCCACGGACTGGGGTTTTGGCTAGGGAGGAGATATGCTTTTCCATAAACCAATGAGCAGAATCGAAAATCTGGATTCCTTTGGATTCCTCCTTATCCGAATCGTAGCAAATGATATTATAGATACTTCTACGTTTTGGAGTAAGTTCCTTTACCAAATCTTCATCATAATCTTCGGTGCGTCTAATATCTTCTCTGTACTCGCAGATAGGGCAAGGCTGGCCATAATTTCTAGCAGGGCAAACGTAGGCATCTTGATTTACCCCTACTCCGTAGTGAACCCAAATATCCAAAAAGTAGCCCCATTCTCCCTCCTTAGATTTGGGATCGTGTTTTCCTGCTGGATAAGGGACAATATCTAATAAATGATCCCCTTCTCCACATTTCCACAACTTGTTGGAAAACTCATCCTTAAAAATGTTTTTGAACTGCCCAGAATCGTCCCTACGTTCATACGATTCTTTTGTCTTGGTTTGAAGCGATGCTTTAATTTGCGCCCTCCGGTCAACAGCCATTTTTGTCCTCCTGTCCCTTCTTCGTATTCTCCTTGAAAACATCTAGGAGTTTTTTGCTATACCAAAGTTTAGTATCCCACCAACTATGAAAACAAGCTACTGCGACTATTCTAACCATCAAATACAATACAAATAGAACTAAGGGAAATCCAATGAATGCAAACATTATTTGCTGCCAAAGTTTCATTCCTTTTTCCTTCGGGCTAACATTGCTTTGGAGAGATGCGCCTTATGCTCCTCCGTCGCGGCGTCTGCCATTTTACCTACCTCTTCAGTACCTAATCTGGGTTGAGAATAATAACCGGAGATGTACAGGCTGACAAGTCTCTCCAACATAGCCCTTCGTTGGTCTAGTGCTTCCTTTGCTGCTGAAAATATATTTACCGCATACTGAGCATCTGAAACGAGTGTATCTGCTTTATTCACCTCCTCGCTAGAATCTACTATGGCTGTTATTGATCCCTCCGTAGGTTTGGTTAGTCCATATTCCTCTGGACGGGACCGTACATCAAGGTTGATATTCGATTTTACTACAGACGCTTGTCTTTTGGCTTCATCTCTAGCACGAAGTGCTTCGGCGTAAGTTACTGACCATCTAAGGAACCTGCGAGCTTGGTCCACGCATTCGATGTCGAGGTTGTCTTTGTCTATAGCAAGGTCTTGCTCGATTTCTGTAACGTCTATATTGGGCATAATCTTCCTCCTCAAATAGATGAAAACTTTTGAATTATTCTTTGTAAGAAATTTGGTCTTAGTTTTCTTTTAGCATTATCTGCATCTTCTTGACGCATTTGATCGTGGTAATTACTAGGACGAGTGCCTTTCAATCTTTCATGTCTTGTTTTTACTTCTTGTACCAACATCTTTAAAGATTTATCAGATAGTTCAGGAACTTTTTTCAAAGAATATTCCGGATCATCCCTCTTGAGAGATTCTACCATTTTGTCTAATGTGATATCACAATACTCGTCTACCCAATCTCCTATGAAATAAAGAATTTCCTCTTGAAAAGAAAATGATCCAAACACAATAGGGTCTTTATCTCTTATTTTTTCCTTAGTAGTTTTCAATTTCGGAATACCTTTATCATAATCAGCGTACAAAATATGATATTTATCAAAAATGTTTTTATCTTTACAATTTTTTATCTTATCCCGTACATTTGCTGGAACTAAACGGGGGAAATTGTCTAGTTCATCAAACTTTACCACTTTTTCCCTTACAGATGCTATAAATTTTGTAACGTCTTTCTTTTGCACTAACTTATCAAACCCACAAACGAAGGCTTCTGACTCCCGAACGGCTATGGCTAACATCGTTGCTAAATTTTCGTATAAAGCCTGTTGATCCATATCGTCTGCGGCTACGACCATGCTCCTAAGTTTTTGTATCCTTCGGTGTAGCTTTTCTTTTTCCATTTTAGTAAACTTTGACTTTACATAATTAAAATAAAGTTTGGGATGAATTCCGTCCTTTCCGCCCATAAGAGTAATCTTACCTTTTACTCCAGAAGGAGATGCATAGTCTACCCCAGCACCTCCCGATATAATATGGGAGTCCTGAATTACTGTGGTAGTCTGTGGGTAATAGACTGTCCAAGCAGTGGTGTCATTATACACTGAATTGGTAATACTAGCGGAATTCATTTATCCCCCCTATCACTAGTAAATATCCTACGCAGCGATTCGGCCATTATTGCCTTTAAACTTTCTGCTTGTAAGACGTTTTGAATGGTCGTCGCAGCAGTTTGAAGCACGGCGAATTTCTCCGCTGGGTCATATTGCATCAACTGAGCCTCGATGAAACTTAGAACTTCTTGAGATCCTTTGCTGATCTTAATTATATCCATTATTCCTCCTGTTAAACCAAAGTGGATAGAAAACAGGAAGTCACCAAACCCGCTTTTCCTGAATCAAAATAGTTATTGGAAAACTCTGCCATTATAGTAGCAATTCTCCTCCCCTCATCCTCAATAACCTTTGACGCCCCTTTACCTTTTCCACTTTGAGTTGTATTCAATAACACCGCAGATAGATAACCCAATATGGCTCTACGAATGCCCTCGGCGTCTTGATCCATTCCTTTAAGCATAACGGATAAATCTTTCCATTTATTACCTAAAGCATCTTCTCGGGTGATAATCTTTCTGCACAATTCTATAACCAAAGTTTCTTCAGGAGTATTCTCTGCTATCGCTTCTA